AGTTCCCGGAGGATAGGACACAGATACGCGACGATCACGCCAGTTAATGAACCCGTCCATTACGTCCAGTTTGGTAATGTTGTCCGGGCCTTGCACGTATGTAGTAGAGAAGACGACATCCCCGACAAATACGGTACTCATGTCATCTTCATAGCCTGCCTCGATCATCAGGTAGCAATCTTTTTGCTTCGTCAGCGCCACCGTGTCCGGGGACAGGTTGTAGAGCGTTACCGTCGATCTATTCGGCTCCGATTCGTCATCCTTGGTAAACGTGCCCTCGAAACGTAGATTAGCCAGCTCTAGAGATCGCTCCGCCCCCTTGCGCCCGATCTTGATGCTTCTATTGCGCCTGCGCATACAGATACCCCGCTCCAATTGTCCAGAATGAACCCGCAGCATAGATGACGCATCCCGCCGGCATCAGCGACGATGCCAGAAGCGTCTTTTCGTCCCATACTTCCAGTGTGTACGCATTCGCCCGCACGTTCAGTTTCAGCGTGACGCCCAGTACCTTCCCGCCAGCCTCGGCCATGAATGTCTGGTGCAGGGCATCCGTCAGTCTGTAAGCCTTCATTTCTTGCCACTCCATTTCTTGCTGACGTAATCGATACCATCGCCAACCCCTTCCGAAGCCCGCTTAAGAATCGACTTCTTCACTTCCGGAACTTCCATGCTCGGAATCTTGCTAGGATCATCAAACACTTGATCCTGCTGAATCTCCACCGGCTGCACGGCTCCCCGGTTCTGTTTCGTCTCCGCTGTCTTCGGCTTTGCTTGGGGCTTCGATGAAATGCCCTCGGGTGTCTCCACGCTCTCCGGCTCTACCTCTCTGATCTGCACCAGCGATAGCGAGACCTCCAGAGCATTCGCGCCTTCACGTTGAAGCTGGATACTCTCTAACGCCATGTTGTCGAAGATATCGACGCTACCAAACACGGTCACGGGCTCGCGGTCCTTGTATGCAGCCGTCAGCCGATGCCATGCCTGCGTAGCGCCTTGCCGGTTGTGGTCATTGCTGACCATGCCGTTGTAGACGATACGCACCGGAAGCGGCTTGATATGGTCCGAGATATGGGAGCCGGTTTCTACTGCGTATTGCGTCACCTCGCTATCTAGCGTGATTTGCTCATCCACGATCACCATGGCAAACCCATCAAACAGGGTTCTACCAAAGCGGAAGTAGTTGATGCGTTCCGTACCCCGCTCAGGTGCGAACGGGTTGCGAATTTGTGGCAGCTTGATCATTGTGCATACCCCATGGCAGCGTTTCCGAGTGCGGCAGTGCCTGCGTAGGCTGCTTGTCTGGCTTGATTGCTTGTCATCGGCGCATTGATGTTCTGCGTGATGTTGACAGTGTTTCCAGCCCTGAACGCCGCTCCTACTGGTAGATGCGGACGTTGCTCAGGCGGAGGCGGAACGGCTTCAATCCCTTTCCCGACCGGATCGCCAACCATTTCAATCGTTGCTTTGCCGTCGTTAAGCCACTTCTTCGCCCAGTCTGGAAGCATGTTCACGAAGGCATCCCGAACCCCTTCAAGCATCTTCATGAACCCGGAGAAGTTGCCACTAAACGCCGCCTTGATCGCATCGGCAACCGTCCGGAAAGCCTCGGTCAAGGTTCTGACAACGCCCGTAACCTTGTCTGCAAGGAAGTCATAGAAGCCCTTAAGCTTGTTCCAAGCCGGCTGCACGCCATCCCTGATCTGTTGGAAGAGGTCTTTAAACAGCGATTCGCCGCCCTCGATCCACGTAAGGATGTCTTCCAGAATCAGGGCAATGACCCCCAGAACGACGGTCTTGCGCATTCCTGCCAGCACCAGATTCCCGAAGGCAAGGAACGCACGCCCGGCAGCCAGAATCCACGTGATTGCACGCACGCCAAACACGACTGCCATGGCAGCACCGACAGACAGTACAAGGCGGCGAATCTGCTGCGAATGCGCCTGCACAAACTGCGTGAATGCTGCGAGACGTGACGTTACTGCATCCAGCATCCGGACGATGGCAGCCCCTGCGCCGGTGCCAACCCACAATTGACCCCATGCGTGCTGTATCTCGCCGGCAAAATCGCTCCATGCCTGCGCAACCGTTCGCGGAGACTTCCCGGCCTCGCCTCGCATTTCCTTGTTGACCTTGACAAGTGCGGGGATGACAGTTTGCGCCGTCAGTTGCCCGGCTTCCGCCATCTTCATCAGCGCTGCCTTAGTCCCGGCCGGCCCGATGATGGCTTTGGCAAGCGCCCCAGCGAGTACCGGAGCGTTCTCCATCAGGTTCAGGAACTCTTGGCCTCTCAGTACCCCCTTGTTCAGGGCCTGCGAAAGCTGCGTAGTGAGTGATGCAATCTCTGCGTTACCACCACCGGATGCCACGACGCCAGCGACGGCGGTTTGCGCGACCGTCTCAAGCGTCGTTCCTTTCATCCCGGTATTGCCAAGCGTGCCCATGGCGCGGGCGACAGTACCTAGGTCAGTACCGACATCCTTGGCAAGCTTCTTCACGCGCTCCATCGATGAACCAAAGCCCTGAACCTTGGCGTTAAGCGTCGTGTATTCATCCCCCAGCTTGATGAGGGCGTTAAGGCCCGTGATACCTACGCCGGCTGCGATCCCGGCGAATGCGGCTTTTAGGCCCGTTGCAAAGCGCTTGATCTGCGCGTCAGCGGCTTTTGCTTTCTCTGCCAGCCGCTGCATGTTGGCTTCCGCCTGTTTCAACCCGGCTTTGCTCTCATCCTTAAGAACTAGCCGGGTGATAAGCTCCTCAACGATCATTTTCGGGCTCCATGTAGGTTTCCTCCATGTCCAATAGAGAGTTTAGGACATAGATTCTACCTAACGAAACCCGACCTTCATCGATATCAGCTATTGATGCTTTTCCTGCCTGAACAACCCGCCAGATAGCCCAGTCTTCGGCAATGTAAGGGGCTAGATCGCCCCTTGTCTTGCGGTCCTTTACTGCTTGATAAGGCCGCCAACCCGGGCACTGGCGCGCGTAAAAACATCTTCAAATTGGAAGCGGAAGACTTTGATGGCGACCTCGTAGAAGTCCATCAACGTGTCAACCGTAAACGCATTGTCGATGTCGTCCGGGGAGTGCAGGTCTTCCATCGTGTCCCCGTCCTTGTAGCGCAGATTCGATGCCTTAAGTGTGGGCAATACGATGTCATTCATGCTGTCTTCTGACACAAGGTCAGCGATCAAGGCCCCCAAGTCAGCATCCTTGCCCGTCAGCTTCAGCCGGCCAAGAATCTTCATCAGGATTCCGTTAGCCGCAAATGCGTTCATCTTGACGCAAACATACTCACGGCCGGCAATCTCAAAGCGCAGAATGTTGTTATTGCTCATACGGCGGCCCCTTTGATGGTCAGCTCTTCGCAGAAGAATTCCCACGTCACGTTTTCGGCTTCAGAACCGCGCGTGAAGTCGGGAACCTTCTTCAGCCAGCATTGCACGCCCTCAGCCCCTGAACCCGGCTGCATCAGGTCCATGATCGAGATATCGACGGTAACGGGCATGAGGGATTTGCTTCCGATCTTGAAAAGCTTGGACAGTCGCTTGTTAGAGGGCGATGTTTGCAGAAGCTCAATCGTGATAGTGCCGGTGCGGTTGGCAGAAACGGTAGTGCAAACTCTGCCATCCATGCCGACCTTATGGGAGACCGCATCTTCAGCGCGCGAGACCTTGATAGCTGCCCCGTCTGCAAACCCTTCGACCGCAACGCTTCCGACGCTCACAATGACGCGGGATGGATCATAGGGCAGGTTCTTGAAATTCGACATAAGCAATTAAGGGGGCGCTAACCCCCTTCCTCATTAGTTAACAAACGACCCAGTAATTTTAACGACGTGGATGGCACCGGAAAGCTTCGCCCAGAAGGAAAGCCCATCGTAGACGCGGGATGCCTTCGTGTTGGCAGAAATCTCGTTGGCCCAGCGAACGTTAATGCCGTAGCCCTTGATCACGTCGCCGGCATCGTTCTCGGTGTCCTCGGCAATCAGGCCGCGATAGACGCCCTCATTCAGGCACGATTGCAAGCGCGAATACAGAAGCGCAATGCCTCGGTCGGTGTAAGGAATCTTGCCGTCCGTGTTGATCATAAGGGCCGTCATTTCCGTCTGGATGTAGTTTTCCAGCCAGTCACGCCCGCGCACAGTGTCGATCCATTCGCCGCCAGCGGTCTTGCCACCAGCAGTCACGGCAACGTCGTTTGAATACCATTCCAGCGTAGAGCCGTTGGAATCGTCAACGATGTATTTACGTTGCTGCCCGGTCAGTTTGGCCGGCTCGATAGCGGAAAGCTTCTTCAGCGCCCACGATTCTTGCCCGGCCGAGTAGCTCAGACACTTGGCGGCCCACGCGGCCGATGCAAACTTGGTGCCAGCCATGATCGCAGCGGTACGGAGATAGCGTTTAGCCTTCAGCGCATCATTCAAGCTTGTGAAGTCGGAATAGACATGGCCAGAGACAATCATGATCTTCTTCATGGTCTCGATGATGGCGGCAAGCCCCATGATCGTATTCTTGTCCTCGGTTGCAGGAACCATCGCATACCATGCGTCATCAGACTTCAGAATGCGCGTCATTTCCGTATCAGACTGGCCGATGATGGCGGCGACCTTCACGCGCACGGGCTTCGGGTCTTGCGAGAATGCAGCCCGGATGCAAGCCAGCGTATCAGCGTCTTCGATCCCATCGGCTACCGCTTCATCGTAAGACTTGTAACTTTCGACGGTCTTGCCTACAGGCATGACGCCGGCAATCAGGATAGTTCCAAAGTCAGCAGTACTTACGTAGCTAGTATTAAGCCGAACCTGGACGTTAACAATATCGTCAAGAGATGCCATTTTTTACCTCAGAAATAAGCGCCCACTGGGGCCTTTTCGATTGAACCCAACGCATAGTCCACTGTAGAAATGCGCCGCGTAATGACATCCATTGTAGCCCTCTGCCGCCATTCCATGCCGTCTAACAGCGGGGCGTTCTGGATATCACGGAACCTAACAATGTCGTGTCGATGGATTCCGTCATCGTTTTTCATTCTTGCGCGAAGGGCGTGCATCTTTGCCATGGGTGAGTCGCTGCCAACCCATTCGATGCGCCAGACTGCTTCCATCAGCTCGCATGATTGCTCTTTGCGGGTGATTGGATCGATTACGGTGTAGTTTGTCCCCAGCGTTTTGGTAGAGACACACCATGCCGTTACGTACTCGGGGAATGCGTGCGCATTGTTCTGATGGGCAGGCAAAACTGGGACGCCTGCCACTGAAGCCAGATACTTAAACATCTTTAACCTTCTCTGCGTAGTATTTGAAGTGAGGCCGGATACCGGAGCGCCAGTCTTCGCGCAGCTTCAGACGGTACCTTTCGCCCCTCCATATCACGTAGTAGGTACTCTCTCCGCTTTCGCCTATGCTCAGCTCATCGGATGAGTAGATGCGAATCGTGCGCTCCCACGTTAGGTCGGCCGGTAGGTTAGTGACGTTCTCTTTCAGGGGCTGGACGGTGCCCATGATAGTTTCCGTCTCGGATTGCTCCATCAGCGCGCCTTGTCGCCCGTCGATCCGCTCCCCGTGCTCGTTGACGTTATTGCTCCATGCTGACGTGTCACGCTGAATCACGTTGACCACTTCAATGGGGTATCTGATCATTTGTCCACCTCGAAAGTGACGCTATTTGCCATGACGCCGGTATCTACCAGTGTCTTGGTAGACCCCTTCTTGCGCTTGATGGTCTTGGGGTCCAGCATCGGCGGGATATCGACACTCTTGATTGCGTATTTCACGCGATCCGCATGCCGCTGCCCCATGATTTGCAGCGCCTGATCCGGGGTCATCGCTCCGCTTACCACTTTTTCTACCAGAGAAGCGGCGTCAGAACTGATCTGCGCCTTGCCTTCCTCGAACGCCATGCGCATGAAAGGGCGGGCCGGAATATGGGCGGTACCAAATTCATTGTAGAAAGCGTACTCCGCCACTTCCGGCCGCATGACCCCGACTTTGACGCTTCCCCCGATGCTGCGACTGGCAAGCTCTCGAATGCCTTGCTTTCTGCGTTCAATAGGCATACTGGCTGACCGTGATGTAACCGCCAAGTGAGTATTGATCAATCAGCTTCTGAAGCAACCGACCGTAGAGCGTCGTGTACAGGGGGTTCCCGTCGGTCGCTTGATAGGTCACTGAAAGATCGCCCTCGCGCTCGGTAAGGACCGTTCGGCCATTGTTCTGCTGATCGCTCATCAGGTGAGCGGCGTACAGAACGACGGCGGTTTGGTACTTGTCGGCAGGCATCAGAGGGATAGGCGGCGCAATCTCGGCAAGGGCTATCCAGTACTCGATCTCTTCATCCGAACGGCCAAGCCTCGGGGCAACCTTGCGGAACTCTTCGATAGCATTCATGGCGAGATACATACAAAAAAGGCGGGATTGAGGGCTCCCGCCTTACGCCCGATAAGTTAAAAACTGTCAATCACAGGCCGGAAGCCTTGACGATTGCAGCTTGGTTCAGCACCACCGAACCACCACAAGAGCCGTACACAGGAACGTTAACGTTCAGCCCTTGCGGTTGCTCTTCCAGAACCTCGAACAGCACCGGCAGCGCCACACCGATAGTAGCCGGGGAGTTGTGCATAGCCACCAGCGTGCCAGCAGGCAGGCGATAGGACGGCTCGACAGTCACGCCCGGGAACTGCTCAATGAAGGATTGCAGGGCGCTCTTACCCGAACCATCGAACAGCGTGGAGCCGGCAGCGGTATAGACGCCATCAGCCATCACGATACGGTTGCAGTCATACTGACCTTCAGTGTTGCGGCGAACGGATGCAGCGATAGCGATAATGTCGCGCAGAATCTGCGCAGCCTTTTTCTTGCCCCATTCGGCGCTGCTACCGGTACCGTCAGCCGCGACGCTTGCCACGGTCGGAACCTGATCCAGCAGCGAGGGAATGCCACGGTCGGCTGCGCCGTTGAAGAACAGGTCATCAATGCCCTTCAGGATGGCGGCTTTTGCAGCAGTGGCCTTGTAGGTCGGCAGCGGAATGCCACGAGTTGCGGCGGCGTCCAGCTCGGCACGAGAGAACGAAAACTCACCGGCGATAGGGGGCATCGAGCGAGCGACTTGCTTGGCTTGCAGGTCCAGACGGGGCAGGTCCGTAGCGCCCGGAGCGATAACGCGGGCTTGGCCAACCGGGGTCAGGACGGTAAATTCTGCTGCGGGCATCGGCTCACCATCAGCCAGACGTGCATAGACGCCAACGACTTCCGTGGCAAGTTTCGTATCAAAGACGTGCTTATAGGCCGTGACGATAGCGCCCTCCAGACCGGCAGCGTCAACGTTCAGAGAGTCGGCCAGACGGGTATAGTTTCGTTTCATGTTAACTAATCCTTGTTAGATCACGAATTCGGGGTGATTTGCACCAGAGCGACGTTACCTTGCACGGCGCGAACAACAACGGTAAGGCCGGTCAGTTTCGTTCCGCCGGTCTTGATGAAAGTGCCATCGCCAGAGACGCCCAGAACATCGCCAACGGCGGCGGTGCCTTGCAGCTCGACGTAAGCCGAACCACGGGTCATCACGGGCACGACCGATTTGGCTTTGTATTGAGCGCCCAGAGCATGCACCACGACGCCGATAGCGGCAGCGCCACCGATGGTCAGACCGGAGGCACCCAGAGAAACAGCGCGGCCGGGTTCGACTGCGACGGAAGCGGCATGGCTTTCAACGGTATTGAACTCGCCATCAGGAAGGCCGGGAATGATTTTGAACATAACTATTCCTTTAGATTACTGACGATACGAGAATTCGACCGTCGGTTGAGATTGTGCATTCACGCTTTCGGTTTTCGTTACGATATCGAATGCTGCACGAATGTAGTCGTCACTCTTGTCTGCCAGAGAGATGCTGGGCGACTGCTTGGCAATAACGCCCTTCATCACGTCGATGACGGTTCCTTGCTTGGAAGTGCCAAGGCTATCGGCCACTTGCTCGATTGCGTTGCGCTCGGCAATGTCTGCACGGATGCGGGCTTCAATGCCCTTGATGGTCTCTTCGTGTGCCGCCTTGATGCCTTCAATCTCGGCTTTCA